CATCACCTGTTCGAGCGCCCCCTCGCGTGGGGTGTACTCGACGAAGTTGCCCTTGAGCACGCCCGTGAAATACTGCTGCTGGAACGCGCCCTTGCTGCGGCCGAGCAACTTCGTGTCGATGATCTTGCACTGACCGAACACGTCCTCCAAGCCGTTGCTGGTGAACGAGCCGGTCAGGCCCCAGCGCACCTTGATCGGGTCCATGACCTTGAGCAGCGCTTTAAAACGTGTGCCAGACGGGTTCTTGAGCTTGGTCAGTTCGTCGAACACGATGGCGTCAATGTGGCCTAAGTTCTGCTCGGCCAGCCACTGGATGTTGTCGTAGTTGGTGACGACGATCTGAGCGCCGCTGTACAGAGCTGCTTTACGCTGCGCTGGCGTGCCCACGGCCACAGCCAGCGAGGCCGTCGGTGCCCACTTCGGCTGCTCGACAGGCCACACGTCCGTGCAGACGCGCTTAGGGGCCAAGACGAGGTAGCGCTTGATGTGACCGTCGCGCAGCATCTCCCACATGGCCGTGAGCGTGATGGCTGTCTTGCCAGCGCCCACAGGAGCCAGGATCATGGCGCGGTCGTGCCCGTACAGGAAGTCAGCCGCCTGCTCTTGGTAATCACGCAGCTTTAGCATGGAGCTCGATCAGCAGTTCGATGTAGTGCTTGGCCTTCTCAAGGTCAGCCAGGCCGTTCTTGTCGCGCCAGCGGGTGACGTACTTCACGACGTTGCCCTCGCAAAAGCCGAGGTTGTTGGCGTGGATGTAGATGATCGGCTGGATGCCCTTGTCGCGGTAGTGACTGCCGCCGACCTGTTTGTCGAGGGCGCTTTCTTCAAGCGTTATCGGTAATGAACTCATCAATTTGCTCCTTGTTCCATAGACACGTGTATTTCTGATTCATCTTCGCCATGTCAGCAGCGAAGACCTTTTGCAACTCCGAGAGCCTGCCGCCCTCAGTCTTGACCTCGACGAACCATGTCTGCCCATTGGGCAAACAGACAATTCGGTCTGCCACGCCCCGATGCGCAGGGCTGGTGAACTTGTACGCCCGACCACCCACGTCTTTGACGCGCTTGATCAGGTAGGCTTCAACTTGTTTTTCTAGCATGGCTAAATCTTAGCATGAAAAAATAAGTTGCGCGAAAGTTTTTTTCATGCATAATTGAGGCTCCATCAACTTTAAAGGACAGTAATCATGAAGATAGAGTTCACTCGCGCCGAAGTAGAGGCCATCCTGTTAAACCACGCCAGTCAACTGACAGGGCGCGATTTCAACACCGTTGAGGCTGGCGGCTATCGCTTGATGCCCAACACCTTCACGGTCAGCACGAAAGAAGAAGATGCAGCACAGTAATATCGTCGGCGGTAGCACCGCCAAGCGCGTCATCAACTGCCCAGGCAGCGTGGCGCTCGTCAACAAGATGCCGCCCAAGCCATCGAGCGAGCACGCCGACCGTGGCACCTTGCTGCATGACGTGATCAGCGAGTTCTTGGGCCAAGACGACAAGCCGATCACCGACTGGCTGGGCCGCACGCACGAGGGCCAAGTGCTCACGCAAGAGCTGCTCGACGAGAAGCTCGTCGTGGCCCTTGAACTGCTAGACGAGATCGACCCCAAGAAGGAACTGATGTATGAAGTCGAGACCCGTGTCGGCTTTGGTGACCTGCTGCCCGACGTGTTCGGCTCGACCGACCTCGTGGGTCGCATCGGCGACAGGGCCATCGTGCTGGACTGGAAGTTCGGCGACGGTGTGGTCGTGACCGCTGAGGAGAACGAGCAGCTCATGTTTTACGCCGCTGCTGCCATGCGTACGCCAGAGACAGCGTGGGCGTTCGACGAATGCACAGAAATCGAGCTGATCATCGTCCAGCCGCCAGTCGTGCGCCGCTGGGTGACTGACAAGGCGCGCGTCGAGCAGTTCGAGCGTGATCTGGTCAAGGCCGTCACAGCAGCGCAGCAGCCTGACGCAAAAATACAACATGGTGAGCACTGCCGCTGGTGTGCGGCCAAGCCGATCTGCCCCAAGATGACCGGCGCTGTGGACCGCGCCTTGGTGACACAGATCAAAGAGATAGACGTTGACACGCTAGGCCGTTACCTGAAAAATGCAGACCTTCTGGAAGACTGGATCAAAGACCTGCGCGGTCTGGCGATGCAGATACTTGAGAAAAATCTGCCTGTACCGGGGTATAAACTTGTACAGAAGCAAGCAAGACGTAAATGGTCTGACGACAGCAAAGCCAAGGCGGCGTTGCTTGAGTTGGGCCTCAAAGAATCTGTCGTAGTCGAGACCTCAGTCATGTCTCCTGCGCAGGCCGAGAAGGCGCTCAAGAAGCGCTTTAGCGAACTGCCAGAAGGCTTGGTGAAGTCCGAGTCGTCAGGTACCACGATGGCCCCGGAGAGCGATCCCCGGCCAGCCATTCTCCAGTTGGGTGACCTCCGGGGAACCCTTTCTAAACTTCAATGAAAGTAAAGTATGCAACTCGCAACATTCTCTAAAGCAAACCTTCCCGCAGTTTCCACACTGTCCAACTCCCTGCGCAGCATCGCTACTGATGTTGGTCCTGCTGGTGGCGTCGCCATCATCAAGATGGACAAGGGCGGTCATTGGGTCTTTGGCACAGAGCAGACCGAAGTCGAATCTGATTCGACATGGGCCGTCAACCCCTTCTCTTTCGTCCACGGCTTCATCGCCTGGGGTGACGGCGAAGTGCTCGGTGAGAAGATGACCAGCGTGGCGAACCCTTTGCCAGAACTCGACGCAGCGCCTCCCGGCGCTAAGAAGGGCTGGGAGTCGCAAGTAGGCATGAGCCTGCAATGTGTCTCGGGCGAAGACAAGGGTCTTGAGTGCCGCTACACCGTGACTTCTGTCGGCGGTAAGCGCGCAGTGCAGACCTTGGCTGTGGCCTTGGCTGACCAGGTGGAGAAGGACCAGTCCAAACCAGTCGCCATCGTGCGCCTGAAAAAGGACAGCTACGCCCACAAGTCCTACGGCAAAATCTACACTCCGGTGTTTGAGATTGTCGAGTGGGTGTCGATGGACGGCGAAGCAACTGAAGCTGCACCAGCAGCCGAAGAAGCACCTACCCGCCGCCGCCGCGCAGCCTAAGTGACTAGGGGCCGAAAGCGGATGCTGGCGTGACGTGCGAAGCACACGGGCACCGTGTCACACAGACGCAGCGAGTAGGCCCCGCCTTTTTATGAACAAATATACATACCAATTCATATCGGCTTGCCCTGCAAACGGTGAGCATATTGTGTATCTGCTGGATATTGTGTCCGAGCACATGATCCACGTTGAAAAAATTAAAACTGCGTGTGCTTTGCACCGAATTGGCTACCATGAATCAATCGCTGACAGCTTGGCAGACACGTTCAAAGACTGTTTGCAAGTTCTTAGCGCCAATCATCATGGCGTACAAATCGAAACCATAAGAGGTGATTTGTGATCCACTATCACGGCACACCAATAGGTGGTTCTCGGCAAGATGTAGCTCGATTTTTAATGGGGCGGCATGCGCTGGTTCCGTTCCCTCGCAGGGATGACATGGGTATCGTCGGCGAAGTCTGCCAATCGTTTGTATTTGACAACGGCGCGTTCAGTGTGTGGAAGCGCGGGGCAGTGCTGGACGTTGCGGGGTATACCGCTTGGTGCAATGAATACCACCTCCACCCCAGTTTTGACTGGGCGCTTATCCCCGACGTTATTGAAGGTGCTGAAGAAGACAACGACGCAATGGTTGCGGATTGGCCCAAGCACATCCGAGGTGTGCCCGTGTGGCACATGCACGAGTCAATAGATCGACTTGTGCGGCTCGGGCATGATTGGCCAATCGTGGCGTTAGGGAGTTCAGGCGCATGGCCTACGCCCGGCGTCGGCGCTTGGTGGGATCGGATGAGCGACGCGATGACCGCACTATGCGATCCTGCGGGCCGCCCACCTTGCCGTCTTCACGGTTTGCGGATGCTTGCGCCGCGTGTGTTTACAAAACTACCTTTGGCAAGCGCCGACTCCACCAACGCTGCGGTCAACTGCAACGGGAAACGGTGGGAAGGCCCTTACGCACCTGCTACTGCGTGGCAGCGTGCTGCGGTGATCGCAGATCGCGTTGAGGCGCACAACAGCCTAAGCCATTGGCCGATGGATAAAGAAGCGCGTATTGACTTGTTCGGTGACATCATATGAACAAACTATGGCTTGACTTTGAGACCCGCAGCCGCTGCGATCTCAAGAGCAAAGGCGTCTACAACTACGCGCAGGACATGAGCACCGAAGTGTTGTGCATGTCCTACGCCTTCGACGACGGTGAAGTGCAGACATGGCTTCCCTCTCAGGAATTCCCAGCCGCTGTGCGCAATCATACCGGCCTGATCTACGCCCACAACGCCGCCTTCGAGCGGCTGATCTTTTGGTACGTGCTGCAAGTAGATTTCAATCTCGAGCAGTTCTACTGCACCGCCACGCAGGCCCGCGCCAACTGTGCCCCCGGCTCACTGGAGGACGTGGGCCGCTTTGCTGGCGCTGACATGCGCAAGGACCACCGAGGCAGCCAGCTGATCCGTCTGCTGTCTGTGCCGCAGGCCAACGGCCAGTTCCGCGAGGATGCTGCGCTTATGGCCGAGATGGTCCATTATTGTGAGCAGGACGTCCGCGCCATGCGGGCGATCAGCCAAGCCCTGCGGCCATTGAGCGACACCGAGTTGGCTGACTACCACGTCAACGAGCGCATCAACGACCGTGGCATCCTGGTGGACGTGCCCCTGTGCCACGCCGCCGTTAAGTTCGCCGCCGACGAGATGGTCGAGATTCAG